TCTACTAATTTTGATATTGCGTCTATCATGTTATTTCAGGTCCTTTATTATGTTTGTTAGTGCCTCTTTGAGGAACTTTTGTGCTTTTGGGTCATTTCTAACTTCAGCCGCCAGTCCTTTTGCCATGTTACCACCCTTTGTATTCATTAGGTGTTCGTAAATTGGCGTAGGATAAGCACCCGGTGCCGAAGGTTGGGCAACAACATCGACTGTGATGATCTCGAAGTCTGAAACTTCGCCGCTTCCGTATTCGTTCATGTTTCCAGAACCTCTACTTGAAACGCCTAGTTTCACACCCGATTGCAACATAGTTTCGACAAGTTTGCCCATCGGTGTTGGTAGGATTTTCATCTTACCGTATCCATTTGGTCCGTCCATCCACATTTCTGTAATCATGTGAGACACACGGTCCAAATTAATTTTTAAATCATCTGGGTGATCTACTTCACCTAACACAGAGTATCCAGAACTAATCTGATCGTTTAGTGTTTTTGTCGCTTTTGCGATTTCTGACACTGGGTAAACTCTCTGATTAGCATTCTTGATCCCACCTTGAATGCAGATGCCCTTCATGTACAAATCCTTACCGTCTTTTCCCTCGTGTAAGATCTGCACTCTGGCCTGATCGAATGTTAGATTCTCTCTTAGGTATAGTGATGCCATCGATGACCTCCTTTAATCAACAATTATTTCTGAGAATTAACTGGTGATTTAGCAGATTTGTCTGAACCGTCAGCAGTATTTGCCTTCTCTTGCTTCTTGTATGAAGTAGATTTTGCTTTTCCGCCTGTGTTCTCGAAATCACTCATTTTCTGTGCAGTTGGAGCCGGTCTTCCTTTTTCGTCTGCTCCGCCTTTGGCAATGTTAGCACCGCCATGGCCCATTTTTGTACCTGCATCATTTACTGGTGATTTTTTGCTATCTGCATGGTCGGCTGTGTCCGCTTTGACAGGATTTTTGTACTCTTTCATCTTCTCTTTCTTATCCATGTCTTTTTTGCCTTCCATTTCAACTTCTGGAGTTAACTCTGGTGCAACTTCAGGTGCTAAAGATTCTTCTTCTTTCTCTTCTTCACCGTCTTTTTTGCCCATCATTGCTTCGAATTCTGCTTTTAATTCGTCTAAAGCGTCTTCTAAGTCAACAACTCTGTCTTCCATGTCTTCTTCGCCTTTGTCAGCGTCCATGTCTGCTGGCATTTCTTCGCCTTTGTCTGCATCCATTTCGCCTTCTTCTTCAGAAGAGATGTCTTTAACCAATTCGTCAGTTGCGTCACCGCCTACTTCTTCGATTGATTCTTCTTCAGTTGTTTCAGACTCTTTTGCTTCGTCTTCGATTTCTACAACTTCGTCGACTTGCTCGTCTTTAGACTCCTCAGAAGTTTCTTCAACTTTCTCATCTTTTGCTTCTTCTGTAGTTTCTTCTACTTTTTCTTCAGCAGTTTCTTCTACTTTAGCCTCATCAGATGCTTCAGTTTCTTTAACTTCTTCTTTAGCGTCTTCTTTTGATTCTTCTTTTGCCTCAGCAGTTACTTCTTCGTCTGCTAGGTTTTCGTAGATGTCTCTAGATTTTTCAACTACGATTTCGTGAAATAAAGCCTCTGCTTTATCGTTTTCTTCGTTAATTAGTAATTCTAATAACGACTCAAATTTATTGTTTGACATTTTACACGTGCTCCTTGTTTTATTGTCGATTTGTACTTATAAGTGTTTGTATTTACTGTAAAGGCCTAAAAACGGCGGTATAATTGGCGTAAAAAGACGTATTTTTGTTACTTTTTTAATTGCAAACCAAATTTTGTGACGAATTCTTCGATAGTTGGATGATCTATCTGTCCTGCCCACGCAAGGTCTTTGGGTTTGAACCATCCTTCAGGTATAACTCTATGGAATTTGACGTCTTTAAAATCCTGTACGCAACGTTTTGTCTGATTCATCCAGTTGCCATAGAACGTTGCTTCGTCCTTTGACTTTTTGTAGTTCCTTGTGTCCTTGAAAATGTTGTTGAACTTGAACCTGTTGTTGTCACCGTGCCCACGATAGTCGAATCCAAGTATGTAGATCTCCTTGAAACCATGTTCACAGGCCATTCTAAGTGCGGTTGGGCCGCTTGACCACCCTAGGCTTGGTCGGAACCAGTTGAAGTGATCCATTATTTTTTGATTTTTGTTGTACTGGGCATTGAAGTTTGACCACACTTTATTATGTTGTGCGTAGTCAGTTTCTGCTATTTCGAAACACATCTTTGGGTCAACCGCTATTAGAAAGTCTGGTCTATGTGTTCTGTAGACACCGTTACAGGCATAAACTTTGCCTAACTTCTTAAGATCATCGATATCGATGCCCTTACGTGATTCACCGTTACCTAATACGAACGCTATTGATGACATTATAACTCTAAGTTATCGTCTGTGGCAGGTTGTCCGTACATTTTTTGGACAAAAACTGCTTCTTCCTTTTGCTGAGCATCGTGGGCCTCTGATGCAAGTCTCATTGAGTTGATATCTTTCAAAGATAGTCTAGTTTTTCTTGTGTCTTCGGAATCCAAAACAGATATATCGTGCTCAGGCTCATAGGTTTTGTCCTGCTCGAACCCGTCTGCTGTGTATGTAAAGAATTCCATTAGTTTCATAATCGTATTTAACCTTAAACTTGGCCTCCGCCACCTGTACCGCCGGGTGTTCCACCGCCTCCACCTTGTCCACCTGGTGTTGTTCCTGGCTGTCCTGGTTGTGGTTGTCCTGGTTCTGGTGCTTCTGCGTCTGCTGTTGGCTCTTCAAATTGATCTAAGTCACTCGAAATACCTGATTGTGTAACGCCTGCACTACGCAACTGGTTGGATTTTGTTTGTTTCTTCTGAGGCACATTGTTTTCTTCTGCCCATAATTCAGCGTTTCTTGCCATTTCTTCTTCACTTAAACCTAGATATCTTTTTAGAGCAAATCTTTTACTCATGTAAGGCAGTTCTGCAACTGCTGTGAACGTGTTTACCCTTGCTTGGTCCATTTCTGTCTGTCTGTACTGTGCAAAGTTTTGTGGTGGGTTCAATTTTATTTCAAACATGCTGTTGTCTATGTTATAACCTTTTCCTTTGATCCATAATTTGAACTCTTCGTCGAAAGTTGAAGCCAACATGCTTTGTAATCTTGCACAATACTTGTTGAATCTCAATTCTTGGATGTATGCAGTGCCTACTCTACCATCATTGTACTGTTGCTGTCCGTCTTCTGCACCAGTTGGCAAGTAAGAACTAGGAATTCTCAAACCTCTGAACAGTTTATTAGTGAAAAATCTTAAATCATCTATCTCGCCTAGGTTAGTACCGCCCGGTAGTGTATCAACTTTAGATCCTCTTCCTTCTGCTGTCTGTGGGAAGAAGTAATCTTCGTTAATTGACATTGGGTTGTATGTGGCGTCTATGAAGTTTGCACCACCTGATGCACTTGGAATTCTTCTTTGATTTATTTCGTTTTTGACTCTCTCAACGAATTGCATAGCCAAGTGTGTTGGCATGTTACCTACATCAATATAGAACACTCTTCTTTCAGGTGCTCTTTGGACCCTGTAAATGATTATTGCATCTTCTAATAATTCTTTTTGTTTGTAAACTTTGAAAACTTGTTCTAAAACAGACTGGCCAAATGGAAATAGGTTGTCTAAACCATCAGACATTGACATATGAATCACGTGTTCTGCATTTATGTTGTAGGCATTCATTGTTTTGTAGAATCTGCCGCCTGCGTTTGCACCAGCAAATCCTGACATGTTGGCAGTTGCCCCTGCATTGGCATAACTTTGACCGTATGCCGCTGTGCCACCACCTGTTGTTCCGCCGCCACCGTAAGTTTGGTTCGGTGTAATCTGTGTAGCACTCAATCTTTGTAGGTTTGGGTTGATATCTCTTATCACATATTGTTCAGGCTTCTTGCCTTCGGATTCGTTGACAACAATTCTATCAACTTTTGCATTGTCTATGTATAACCATTTGTGTGTTTCTGGATCTCTTACAAAGAAACAGTCACCATATTTCAGTGCGTTCCTGAATATTCTAAAAATTCTTTTGTTAAATTTGTTTGATGCTGTCCATTGTTGAAGTGCTTTCTTTAGAAGTTTCACTTCATGTTCTGTTGTCTCATCTTTGAACACAAGATCAAACGGAGTTTCGTTCTCTGTGTTTTTCTGTGTTGAAAATTCTGCAAGTATATCCAGTGCCGCATTGATTTCTGAATCTGAATCCATTTGGTCATACTGGAAATATCTCTGTATTCTGTTTGGGTGTCCTGTGTAGACATCTGGAAGATAAGAACTGTAATTTCTCTTCGCAAAGTTAGGAACTTTTTCTCCAGATATTGGAGAAAGGTTAGCGTCTTTAAAATATTTTTTCCAAGCCATATGTTATTTTACAATCTTTTCCTCATTTCAGCAACCTAAACTATGCCAACTTGATTACGGTCTTTACGTGCTGTTGTTTCAACGGCTTTCAATGCCCTAGATTCCACTGCAACAAGCGTATTTACGCCGTTTGCCACACTTGCCAGGCTTTGATTGGTGTTGTTTAAGGCAGTTACCATTGTGTTCATTTTACTTTCCAGCGCCTGTGTATCAAATATGGTTTTAAGATCGTTGTTGGCTGTGACAGTTGATTTGGTTCCTGCCGTTATCATTTCTGGTCCTGCCTCACCTGTGAGGTAAGTTTTACCAGCATCCATGCCTCCACCAAATTGTCTTCCGTTCTTGTTCATTGCAAGTCCCAATAGACCTGCACCCAATCCTAGTCCGCCACCTATAAGTGTACCAACTCCTGGGATCATAGATCCGATCATTGCTCCACCGGCCATGCTTGATAGCACTCCCATTGCTTTGCCACCGGCCGTTTCTGCGGTGCCTGCCTGTGCGGCTCCGCCTGCGGCCAATCCCACACCTCCTAGTATCCCAACACCTCTGCCTGCTATTCCTAATCCTGTTCTACCTGCACCACCCTTGCCGAAGAAACCGCCCGCACCTCCACCGGTTGGGTTAGCCATCTTGAATCCTGCAAACGTACCTGCTGTGATCGCCGCCACCTGTTGTCCGAAGTCCAGTAGATATTTGCCACCCAGACCCGCCAACAATAAACCTGCCGTCACACCTGGAGATTTTGCCAACACTGTTGCGATGCTTCCGCCCTTGCCAAATGCTCCCTGCACACCATCAAAGAATGTGCCCAAGGCCGGACCAAACGCCTGTAACAGTCCTGTCTCTATCGATTGGAATTGACTTGCTAACACTTTAGTTGCCTGTTCGAATGTTGTTAGACTTCCTACTAGTTTCGATGCTTGTTTTTCTTGTTCGGCCTCAACCTCTCCAAGGTCGTTTACTCGTCTGCCTAGTTCTATGAAACCACCTGTAAGTCTTAAGAAGTCTACCTGTCCAGTAACAGCAACTTTGTTAAATCTTTCCAAACTGTTTGCTGACAGATCTCTGAATTTCACAAGTGCTTGTTCACTTGATAGAGTGCCTGCAATCAACTGTTTGATTACTGCACCTGCCTGCGGCACGTTCTGTGCAATTTCTAGTGCGGCATCAGTTACCGGAACACCTGCATTGGCTATCAAGTCCTGAAAGCCTGTTGCTAATTCCGGAGAGATGCCCTCTACTGTCGCCGCAAAGCCTTGCAATCTTTTTCTAGTCTCTTCTGTTTGTCCTTGCAATGCCGCTTGGAATCTTTCATTGCTCTTTTGATTTTCGATAGCGGCTCTCAATTCATCTCTTTGCTGTCCTGTCAGTTTTGCTAATCTATCAAGTTCAAGTGCGAAAGATATTGCACTGTCTCTTTGTTGATCACTGGTCAAACGATCTAGCACTCCGGTTCTTCTCTGTGAGTCTAGGTTTAACAATAGTGTTTCATTTATTTCATCAACTGTGAATCCCAGTGGAGCCAATTGCTTGACGCCCAAGTCTCTGGTCTGCTGACCCAACTGTGCTATGAATTTTGCACCCTGTGAAGATGACCCTGCTATCGCCGCCAAATTCTGAGAATTTTCTGCAACAAGTTTTGCGAAATCATCCAAAGGCAACGCGGCGTCGTGGGCCGCCATTCTTAGATCCACTATGCTCTTACCAAAGTTGGCACCTGACTGTGACAGTTGTCTGAATGTTTCTATGTTGACATCTAGCCTATTGCCTAATATTCCTAGACCTTTCACATTGTCTGTGAAAGCACTGATTGATCCTGATCCTTCGAATGCCGCCTTACCTAAACCAATAAATGACTGTCCTACCTTTTTAGTGACCTCATCAAGTTTTTCCTGTGATTTCTTAAGGTCCTCGTAATTGTCAATTTGATCTTCTAGTTCGTCTGTTAATTTTTTTCTGAGTGGGTTGCTCTTTTTAAGATTATTAATCTCTTGTCGTGCTTCTCTTATTTTGTCCCTGGCTATTCTCGCTTCTTGTTCTCTGGACGCTTTTTTGGCCCTTGCTTCTTTTGTAATCTCCGAAGATAGGCCTCTAATCCGTTTTTCCAGATTTTCTATTTCTTTATCATCTATTGCCATATGACTTTATTTTGCACCTTTTTATACGCATATAAATATTGACACTTATACGCTGTTAGTGTATATTTATAGAATAAAAAAATGACAGAAAATAGCAATCCACTTAACAAGTATTTCAGGCAACCGGCCCTGTATGTATCACTGCCTTCGGGCACCAACTATCCACCACACGTGGTAACACCCTCACAGACAGGCGAATTGGGAGTGATGCCAATGACGGCCAAGGATGAAATCAGGTTCAAAACACCAGACGCACTCATGAACGGCCAGGGAGTTGTTGACGTTATACAAAGTTGTTGTCCAGATATCAAGGACGCATGGCAGATCCAAAGTTATGATTTGGACACTATATTGATAGCAATCAGGATAGCCACATACGGTGAGACAATGGACATGAGTTTCGTTGTTCCTGGGGCAAATGAAACAGTGAATCATTCGGTAAATCTTCCAGCACTGCTTGAAGACATCAAAGCCGAGAAGATCTTGACAGAGGTCACACTGGACGACGGACTGAGAGTTAAAGTAAGACCATTGACATACAAAGACATGACACAGACATCTTTGCAGACTTTCCAACAGCAGAAGATGTATACCGCAGTGTCGGACTCACAGATGGCAGACGAAGAGAAGACCACTAGGTTCAATGAGGCATTTAAAAAATTAACAGAACTGAATTCAAATGTGTTGTTGAAAAATATGCAAAGCATCGTGATGCCGGATGGCACTGAGGTGACTGATCCCGCACAAATCAAAGAGTTCTTCGACAAAGCGAATGCAAAAATCATCAAAGAGATCGAAACAAAGATGATTGAGTTGAGATCGCAGGGTGCTGTCAAACCATTGAAGTTGAAGGCCACCGAAGAACAGATCAAAAAAGGTGCACCTACAAATTACGAGATACCAGTGAGTTTTGACAACGCAAATTTTTTCGTATAACCTTGCTTTCACAAACGAATTCTGAAATTATAAAAACTTTGAAGGACATGGAAAACTCCCAAAAAGAGTACAAACATGAACTCATGAAGATATGTTGGTACATGCGTGGCGGAATGACCTACTCAGAAGCCTCCGCTTTGAGCCCAACAGAACGTGAAATCATTGCACAACTGGTAAAAGATAACTTGGAAACTACCAAAAAAAGTGGTCAGCCTTTCTTCTAGAATATAGTATACTATAATGGTGTTTGAAAAAGCAGATAATTACAGAACATTATGTCAGAACGAGATCTAGTTCGAGAACTTAAGGAAAACATCAAGGAACTCACACAGGACCGAGATGATGCCCTGGCGAAGTGCAAGACCAAGGAGAGCCGTATGAGGCAGGTCATGATAAAACTCGAACACGCAACAGACGACGTGCAGAGCATGGGCCACAAGATAGGTGAGCAGAACAAGAAGATGGCAGACCTGGAGGCCCGACTGGAGACCAAGGAACGACTGCTTGAACAGGCACTTGAAAGGATCAAATCACTGACGGATGACTCAACAGAAGAAACAGACCCCGACACAGAAGATAAAGAACTGGATTAAGGATTTCGTCACGAAACCAAATCCCGTCTTCGGCAACCTGCCACCCTGTCCGTTCGCACAGAAGGCGATCATAGAGGACAAGGTAGCATTCGTGGAGATACCACGTGACGCAGACTGGCGCCAGGTGTACAGGCACATATGTCAGTATGACAGCAGGGACAAGGACGTGCTCTGCATCATTTGTGATCCGGACACGTTCACCGCGGAACAGACTGTGAGCATGGCGGAATGGTTCAACGAAAAACAGATGCCCCGTGACGTGGTGATACTGGAGGACCATCCTGGGATCGACGAGAGTGTGCGACACGTGAAACTCAACAACGGCGAGTACACGCTGTTCCTCGTGCAAAGTTTGAGCAAGTTGAACAGATTTTCTAAAATGCTGGAGTCAGGTCCCTATTACCGGAACTGGTCTAAGACTTATCTGGAATCAGTGAAAGGTTTCCGAGAGCGGAAAACTCAGTGAGTTTACTGTCCCTGCGACACAATCTACGATACTGCTTCTTGTTGGTGCTCCACTCGGTGCCGGTCCACCATTCGAATCCCTTGTAGTTGGCCTTGTATTCCGAGCTCTGCTCATACCCCGAACCCATGTAGAAGTACCTCACGTAGTGATTGCTGGCCCACTCGATCTCCATGTCCAGCGTGATGTCCGATATGGGTATGGTGTTGGCGTGTATCACGCTCTCCAGTCCCGCCAGGTCCTGTGAGTCAAAGGTGTCTATGGTCGAGTAGTTGTCCTCCTGGAACCTGTATCTCTTCTGTTTGGTGAATCCCACAATGTTGTCAGCGGTGCCCAGGTAGAACACCATGAACTGGTCACGCTTGTGATAGTGTGCGAACGGGTCGTAGTCCGCGCCAAAATTTTTCCGCTTCATGTACTGCTTGTAGATGTGCGGTAGCGACAACAGTTTAACCATCTCAGATGCGTCGATAACCTTTACGCCTATCTGCTCACCATTGTAGGTGTGTGACTTGTATCTGGGACGGTACAGGTCCATGTTTATGCGTGTGCTACGTGATTGGTAGAAAACTTCTTTGTGCTTGTCTATGGGGTGGTCCAGCGCCAGCCAGCCTCGGTCCAATGCCTCCGCCTCCTCGTCATGGTCCACTATGGCCATGGGTTTGCATATCACTAGGTCCTGCTGTTCCTGTTTGCCGAAAGTGTGATCGAATAGTAGTTCCATGCTAATACTTACTGCTGATTCAGAGACGGCTTACGCCATCTGAAACTTCGCTTACGCTCGTTTCTTTTTTTAACTTACGCAGTTGTAAAAAACTTGAACGCAGTATGCGTTCTCTGTGGTAGATGAGCAGTCACAATTCGGCTATCTCTAGCCGAACTGACTAAACTCTGTGGTGAGTTCACAGTCACTATACATCGCTACTTGCGTCGGGCGGTTGTGCTGTACCCGTTTGCTCATTCATTACAACGCGAATCTACCAAACCCCTGTATAATGGTTCTTGGTAAATCTGAGGTCTATCTTTTTCTAGGAGCCTCATCATTTTTTGCTGTCTGCATCTAAGGATTCACCTGTCGCATTTCTGCCGCATTTCCTTGCTCACTGGTTGCGATGCTATGTTTGCCTGATTGAAATTGAGATGTGCCTATCGCATATGTTTATATGAGTTTTCTTTGTAGGTCAATCTTTTTGGCTTTAAATATGGCTATGCATTGGACTTATCAAGGAAATGAAATTACCAATATGCCAGAAAACGTTGTGGGATTTGTGTACCTTATTACAAATACAACCAACGGTAGGATGTACGTAGGTAAGAAACTTGCTAGATTTAAAAGATCCAGACCACCACTGAAAGGCAGAAAGAACAAGCGTAGATACAAGGTTAATTCTGATTGGCAAGACTATTACGGGTCAAGTGATGATCTCACTATGGATGTTAATAAACTAGGCAAGGACAAGTTCAAGAGAGAAATACTTTTTTTCTGCAAGTCCAAAGCAGAACTATCTTACGTTGAGGCACGTGAGCAGTTTGCACGTAAGGTGCTAGAAACAAACGATTACTACAATGGGCATATACGTGTAAGGGTACACGGTAAAGGCATATTGAAATAAATGCATCTACAAGATATTAAATGGTTACACGTTGAACCATCCACTAGATGCAACGCATGGTGCAGTGGATGTGGACGTAACAATTTCGGCTATGGACTCAGCGGTGTGAAGGTCACGGACCTGCCGGTTGATAAGTTGTCCGACACAATAGCAAAGTTGCCGTCTTTGGAGACTGTGCAACTATGCGGAGTTTATGGTGATCCTTGTGCAGGTAAACTAATTGACAAGCATATAGATGTATTGGCAAAGGCCGGAGTATCGGTCCAATTACAGACCAACGGCAGTTTACGGACAAAAAAATGGTGGAAAGAACTTCCGGATAGACTACCCGATTTGGAAGTTTGGTTTGCTTTGGATGGATTAGAAGACACTCACAGCATTTACAGACAAGGTACCAATTGGAAAAAGGTTATCGGTAACGCAACCTCATTTATACAAGCAGGCGGAAAAGCAGTTTGGCAGTTTATTCCGTTCAAACACAACGAACACCAAATTAAGGACTGTATGAGGATGTCCGCCAAACTTGGATTTCGAAGATTCGAATTTATTAAAAATGCAAGATATCATAAAAAGGCATTTGACTATAGAACAGGAGAGCCTGTAAAAATAGAACCATGGTCAGGACATCGCAAACAATGGGAAAGGAAAGATGGTATACTGCACAAGAACACTCTCGGTGTTGAAAACAACACAGTGCAGACAAAGGACTGTATGCATTTAGCATTGAAAAGTCTTTTTCTAAGTGCCTTGGGTAGACTTACACCTTGTTGTTATTTGGAAAAGACAGAACACACTTCAGTAGATATACTGAGCACAATCAAACAAAAAAATTACATACCCACTTGTCTTACAATGTGTGGAACGTGCAAATAAAAAACCCCCGACTAGTAAAAGCCGAGGGTTCTAAGAATTGCAATTCAATATTAATTACGCCGCAGTTTTTGCCGCGTTCTTAACTTCCTGAATTTCTTTTCTTCTTGCTTTGATCAATTTAGAAAGATTTGCTAATGCTTTTCTGGCTCTAGTAGCCGAAGCCTTAACGCCTTTCTCTGTGAACTTGCTGTTCTCTTCAGAGTAAGTTTGAATCTCTGTCATGATCGATTCATGTGTTTGTGACATATTAATTGTCCTTCCTATGTTCGTACGATATAATTAATTAACATATGTTTAATTTAAGCACACAAGAAGTGGTTTTGTCAATAGAAAATACACCTTTGGTAAATTTAGACGGTTTAGTTTACCAAGAATATAATAATTTTTTTGGTAATAGTTTCAACTTGACGTTGGATAATAAAAAAAGTTTTGAAAAATTGGAAAAACAAAAAGATTCAAATCGTGTTAAGTTGAGAGATGATGATATAGACATGAAGAAACTTAAAATTTTTTTTATGAATTCTAAGATAACTCAGGCCCTAAAGAAAAAATTTAACATAGATCTAAAATTCAGTTCGCTTGATGTGTGGATTGACGGTAAAGGTTATTCCTTGACACCTCACGTTGATGATCCAACAATCAAACTGCATCTGCAGATCTATCTATCTAACAATAGTGTTGGCACTAGCCTTTATGGAAAAAATAAAAAAAAGTTGCACACATTTGATTTTGAAAAAAATAAAGGATATGCATTGTTAAACAACGAACACAGTGTTCATGGAGTAGATGAAGTAACACAGGATGGGAGGATCAGTCTTTATGCCAGATATTCGTAAAGAATCACTTACAGAAAAACTTTTTCATTTCAATGACAAAAAAATTACACAAATTAAAAGTGATTGGTTCAACTCAGTGAACAGCAAAATAGTTTCTGCAGGAGAGATCAAGAACAAAGCAAAGGAATGGTTTTTAGATAGTAAACTGAACACAGTTACAAACACCCAAGATCTCAAAACAGATTTGACTTACGGTTGCACAGATTTTATAAACAATTTTATTTCCAGGGAAAAAACATACCAAGTTCTTGAAAACGAGTACTCCTATTATTCGCTTTTTGGAATGAAAGGTACCCCTATTGATCAGTTACAGCCTAACAGCATTGTTTTGGTATCTTTGCCTAATTACAATTTTGGAAACACTAGGCCAGATTGGGATGATTTTACAAAGACATGTGAGAGTAAAAATATTGAAATACACATAGATGCCGCTTGGTACACTGCAACAAAAAATTTTGGTTTAGATATATCTCATCCTAACATTAAAAGTATTGCATTCAGTATAACAAAATCAGGATTTGAATGGAACAAGTTTGGCATAAGACTTTCAAAACAAAAGACAATTGACCCAATTACTGTGAGAAATCATAACACCAACTGGATCAATCAAAACGTAATAAATTGTGCAGATTACATTTTTGATAACATTCACGTTGATTATCCATGGGCAACACACATAAACCACTATAACGAGATATGTGACAAATTGAATTTAGACAGCACCAATTTTATACATGTGGCAAAACAGGATGGAAAAAATGTTGGTGTGGCGAAAATACTAGAACAGTATTAGATTACAATATCAACATCATTTGCGTAGTTCGTAAAGCCGTTTTCTTTAGTAACTTTTAAGACTGAGTTTACTCTGCTGATAAGTTCGTCTTTGTGTGATATTAAGAATATGTTTTTCTGTTGCGTTCTGCTCATGTCTTTCAGCACAGCCATAGAACTTTCAACACCTGATATGTCCATACCTGCGTCCACAAGTTCGTCTATGAACAGCAAGTTGATCTGTTGATAAAGGCTTTCCCATACATCTCTGAACGCCCAACTCAGACTCAATATCAATCTGTTTCTTTCACCTCTGCTTAAATTGTCAAAGTCTAATTCTCGGCCCAGTTCTTCAATACGCACACTCAGGTCAGATTGGAAAGTTACAGTGTGTGGCAATTTCACCTTGCCCAGGAAGTATGCTAGACGTTGGTTCAGGTATGTTAAGTTCTGTTCTATTATCCTTGTTCTTATGAACGAGTCTTTTGCGGTCAACAATTTGTACAAGAAGTCTTGGTGTCTGTGCAGGTCCTCCAGTTCGTTTGCTTTCTCAAAATCAATCTTTTGTATTGCTGTTTTTGTTAATTCCTCAACCTGTTCTGCATATGGATCTTGCTTCTTCTCGTTTTGCTCTAGTTGTCTGTTGAGGTCTTTCAAAGAACCTTTGTGATTGTATGCTTCGTCCATGGTATCATAATACGTATCTGGCATATGGCCTAGGTCACCTATTGTATCTATGTCCTGTTGTATTTTTGCAAGATCAGATTCAAGTTTTGAACTGTATTCTTTTGCTTCCGTTAGTGTTGCTTTAAGTTTGTCCACGAGATGGGTGTGCTTATCGTCCTTTAATTCTTGTTCACAAGTTGGACATTTTTGTTGTGCCGCGTACTCCAGATCGCTTTCAGTTTTTTCTACAGTGCTTTTTGCTTTGGTAAACGAATCTTCATGATATGCTTTTTCTTTCTGTAAACTCAATAATTTTATGTAATTCTCGTTGTGTTTTTGTAGACGTTTGTGGGCATCCAGTTCTTTTTTTATATCTACTTTTTCTAATTCTGCTATCGCTTCTGCGAAACTTTTTGAATCTTCTTCTTTCTGTGTTTGCCAAGCACTTGATCTTATCTTCAAACTCTCAATTGATTCTGTGATCTTTTCATTAGATGCAACTCTGGCGTCTATTTTTAATTTTTCTTCAGTCAACATCTGTTTGGTTGCTTTTTGTTTTTCTTTTAGCAAATCTGCTTTTTGTGAAAGCAAAGTAATACCAAGCAACTGCTCAATAATTTCCCTTTGCTCATTTGCTTTAGTTGATAAGAATGGTTGTGTGTATGTGTTCAATGCAATTATGTTTTTAAACATTGCATGGGTCATACCCATCAACTTGTTTATCTCTATCTGTGTTTCTCTGTTCTCACCTTGTGCTTCGTTGCTTTCAACATTTTGTTCTATGTTGTTTGCATAGAATTTGAATATTTGTGGTTTCCTTCCACGTTCAATTGTGTACTCAACATTATTTTTTACAAATTTAACACTGACCAACATTCCTTTTTCGTTGGTCTTATTGACAAGATTGTCTCTTCTAATATTTGTTAGTGCTTCGCCAAAGAACACATATGACAGTGCATTGATGATTGTTGTCTTACCAGTACCATTCCTAGCACCTGCATCGTCGCCGCCCAGATCTAAATTTTCACCAATAACCAATACTAAATTTTTGTTGGCAAAATTTATTGCTTGGGCCTGGTTTCCCACGCTCATGAAATTTTTGACTGTAAGTTCTTTAATCGTTAGCAAGTTGTTTCTTCTTCCATTCGTTGTAGCCTCGTAGCCATTCTTCCTGTGTTACAGGTTTTGCAAGTTGATCCAAGAGTGACTGTTTTGTGACAGGTTGCTCAAGATCACCTTTTAAAACTTTTATCAATTTCTTTTTACTAATTCTGGACATCCAAATCATTATAGATTGCTGTTAATATATTTTTGTCATATGTTTCAGAATCTACTCCTTGTAATTGTTTTATAACAATTTGATCTACACTGTCAAACTTTTGCACTTCAACAGTTGGTTGTTGTGCATTGTCTACTTGTTCCGGTATAAGTTGTAGTTCTCTCAATTGGTATTTTTCTATAAATGTTTCTCTGACAAAATTCGCCTCCTCATATGAAATCTTAATATCTAAGGTTACTCTCACATACATTTTTGGCTTGAGATATTTGTCAGGATCTTCTAATAGTTCGGAAACTTTGATTGTAATATATCTCGGCATGTCTGGCCAGTTTATGTATTTTGGTTTGCCACCCATTTCTATCACCATCATGCCTCGATCATCATCCCAAGCATCTGCATAATTGTGTGGAAATGCGTTGCCCATGTATGTGACATTCTTCATTACTTGCCTTTTATGGAAGTGTCCTGAAAAAACTTGTCCGCAGTTTGCAAAATGATCTGTCTGTATTCCTCCTACATCAGGCATTTCCACCATTGCATTCATTTTGAAATATGGAAGTTCAAAATGTCCGAACACATATTTTTGTTTCATTTTTTGGATTTTTTTCCATTCATCTCCAACTATCCACGGTATGATTGCAACGTCATCTTCCACTATCCATTCGTTGACAAGATGTATGTTTGGGATATTTCTTATGAATTCCATTGAGTTGATTTCTCTTTTTTCTCTGTAAAACAAATCGTGATTGCCCATTATCACATAAACTTTTTCAAATGCCGCACCTAATCTTTCCATATTTGATACAGTGTAGTTCATTGTGGACACGTTTGTACTTGCTCTGTGGTGGTGCCAATCCCCTAGAAATATACAGGTTTCGCAACCATGTGCTTTGGCTTGTTCTATGAACCAATAAATGAACGCTTCACAGTCGTCGTTGTGTACACGACTGTTGCCCTTCATTCCAAAGTGTATGTCAGTGAAACAAGCAACTTTTTTAAAAAACATAGGTTACCATTTCTTTTTAATTATTGGTTTGTGATCGGTCATGTCTACTTTCTTGTAGTTTACCTCTTTAAAGTCTTCTGAGTCGAGTGTACCTTTTTTCTTGTATATCTTGTTTAATTTTTTTATACCTGTCTTGTTAACAATTTTACCTTCGCCATGTGCAGATTTTATTCTTTTCTTGTAACTGGCTGTACCTGTTTCATTCTCGTTCTGTCTTGTGAAACTTGGCATCATGTTGTTGAATTCTAAAAGGTCATCCCTTATTGCTTGATTTTTCTTTTCAATGTTCAGTATTCTTGTGAAACTGTTCGTTATTGCCGCTGTGTAATATGCAAATGGGTTGTCCGATTTTGATTCGTCAAACTGTAAACCAATCTGACTCAACTGCATCAGTGCCTGTGATTGCATTTCGTCATTGTACGTGTAGCCTCTCCAGTTTGCTCTGGTACCATACCTCTCACACAACTTCATGTACATCAATGCCAGTTGGTTCGTCATTTTTCCGTGATCCGCTGAGAAATGTCCGTTGTCCATTCCACCAACCCAATGGCTTTTGCCTACACATTTGGGTTTGTTCTTGCTGTCAACCCTGAAGTGTTGAAATGGCGGAAAGTTCACTTTGCTGTGATGGTCTGCTGTCTGTTTTGGATTCTTTTTTCTTTCGCTGTCCATGGGTATGTGGTCAAACATCATTACCCTGAACACCAGATCTGTTTTATCAATTTTCCTTGGCGATACTGTGTAGTCTGCAAGTTTTATTTTCTTTATTCCTGCCGCTTTGGCCTGTTCCCACGCTTCTTGTGTCAATCTCTTGGCCCTGTTCTTTTTCGCTTCTGCTATGGTCCTCACATTTATTTTCTTGAGATTTGGCACTATGATATCGTACTGTGAATCCTCTGTATTCACATATGAGCAATATGTGTTCTTGCTGGCGTGTATCTGTATGAGCAGATCTCGGTTGTTTAGGTATTTTACTCTCTTCATGTTTCTCCAATATTGTTAGTGTAAAAGTGACCACAAACAGGTCTGTTAAATCGTGCCGTGTGGGTAATTAAGTGCGCCTAAAATAATGCCTATAAATATAGTTAAAGTATACAAAATTTTGAAAAGGAAATCAACCAGTAAAGATGCCATTAAAAGCAATAGGAACAGCAGTAAAGAACGTAGCGACAGGATTCTTTAACCGAACCCTCGCAAGGCTATCAGGTTCTGGTATTAACAGGGATCTCAGACTAACGCGAGCTCAGGCAAAATGGTCTGGCAGACAGGACAAAACAGACTGGCGTGTGAGATTACAGGTGCCACAGGGATCACCCCTGGAAGGATTCTTTGATTTCGATAACAATGAATTACTGAAACCCCTGGCCGAATCTAGGGGAATATTTTGGCCATTGACTCCAGCGGTTGTGATACAGCATTCTGCAAACTACAATCCACTGGCAGTGACCCATAACAATTATCCTGCTCAGGCGTATCAGAATTCACAGGTCGACCAGATGAACATCATTGGAGAATTTCCAGTACAGAACTCCGATGACGCCAAGCACTGGGTAGCCACAGTGAATTTCCTACGTAGTGCAACAAAAATGTTTTTCGGAAAGGACACAGACAACCTCAAGGGGAATCCACCACCGATCATGCACTTGTTTGGTTACGGTGATCACATGTTCCACAAGATACCTGTTGTGATAAATTCGTTCAACGTTGAACTGAGACCAGGCATAGACTACATATCTACTAGGCAGAATGAATCAGACTATACTTCTGCCAGAACCAGAGAGAAACTACTGGGCCTCCCGGCATTGGAAACAGACCAATCTTGGGCACCAACCCTGTCAAACATTTCGGTACTGATAACTCCTGTCTACTCGAGAGAATCAATCAAGGAGTTCTCAATGAAGAAATTCGTCAACGGTGAGTTGAACGGCAAAGGAGCCAACGAGGTAGGATTCATCTAATGGCCAAGTATTCATCCACATCACCATATTTCAACACACCCCAGAACGCCATCAACCTGGGCACACTGGTACCGAGGACATTGACAGCAGAACAAGACGATCAAAGTTACACCATTGAAAGAACATATGCGTACAGGCCCGACCTGTTGGCATTTGACCTTTATGGCTCACCGAGGCTTTGGTGGGTGTTCGCACAGCGTAACCCAGATCAGATCGAAGACCCCATATATGACTTCAAACCAGGAGTGACCATACAGTTACCAAAGCCAGCAAATGTTTCTAAAGATTTAGGAGTGTAGTATGGCTAAAGTTGTAAAAGGAAGAACATCTAGAATGCCACCTAAACAATTGGTTGATGCCGCATTCAAAAACAACAAAAATACTATAGGACGTGTCGACAACAACGACTACAAAGGGCTCGAGACTAGTTTCATCAAGGCCACCAACCTTAATGATTACGAAGATAACAACGCCAACAAGTCAGGTGAAAAAGATTCCAACATCAGACCAAACGTGTTGCACAGGTATGCAACCTACAACTATATATTCACGCTGAGTGGAATAAATGAAGAGGAACTCAACACACACAAATATCTAAAAAATCCTCCGCATGATATTATAGCGAGGACTGGCGGAATTGGAGATGCTAATTTTAGTGGAACCACCGAAGTGAAAGACACTGGCGGTCAGGATCCAGAGTATGATGCAACTACAATACAGAGGCAAAAGGCATTTGATGAAGAGTACAACGACAGCATCAGGATTTTGCTGAGGGGACATGACATATTCATAGAAAACGTGAACATAGTGTCCACGGCAGGACCAAACACGGAACGTGGCCTGGGACAGTTCACAAAGATGGAGTTTGAGATACATGAACCATATGGTTGTTCTTTCATAGAAAAGGTCAGGGCGACCACGGCACTGAACGGGTACAAGGATTACCAGGACGCACCTTTGCTGTTGACCATAGATTTCAAGGGGTTCGACGAGCATGGCAAACCGGTTGCCTCACAGCCAGGACACGTGCGGAAGATACCTGTGCTTATATCCAGGGTGGAATTTGACGTGGATCAATCCGGAACAAAGTATTCCATGGTCGCCACGCCTTATCCAGAATTGGCCTACGATGACAGATTCAAGTTTTCCAGAACACTGGTGCCCGTGTTCGCAAAAGACATCGACGAATGGGTAGCAAATGTACAAAGTGTGCTGAAACAACAGATGACGGATGAGATCAAAGAAGGACAGAGGCAGTATGCGGATGAATATGTGTTTGACATCACAGACGAGGTGAGGGAGGCAGGACTCACCTATCGTGGCCAACAAAAGACCAACCTGACCGGCAGTGTGGGTGAGACCTTAAAATTCACAAACAGGTACGGCCAGGAAATTGACACAGAAATAAAATTAGGGACGGATTCTGTGGGAACCAACGATTCAGTTGAGACCGGCAATCCAAAAGTCAAAAAGATCGAAGGCAGTGCAGACATGCAGATATCTCTGGTGAAATTTTTCGAGGACGCCATCAGGGCCGGCACGGGATACCAGGACCTTGCGGAGAATTTCTGGACGGCATATCTCAAGGGAACAGGACAAGTGGATGATGCCACGCTGAAAGATCCTGTTAAAGTGGCCGAACTATTCACAAAGAAGGATGGCAAGCAGATTCAAGCGATAGTGGACAAGAATCAATTCGTGAATTGGTTCAAAATCAAGACCAGTGTGAGAACAGACACCAAGCGTTTTGACAAGATCACGAAAATGCATCCAAAGAAAATCATATACCAAGCGGTGCAGGTCAAGTTACACGTGGCAAAATTCCTGAAACCGGGAATATCCATAGGCAAGATAGATTGGAGTTCTAGGGTTCATAAGGAATACAATTACATATACACAGGAGACAACATAGATGTACGTAATTTGAGAATGTACTACAAAACAGCGTACTACATGAGGAATGTAAGGGGAGATGATGAAGCCAACACAGGACAGATCACATTCGACGCCACCAAGCGTAAGGGAGCGATCGGAAGGGAAGACTACCCAGAGGAACTGATGCCGTTGCGGACTTACCCATCATCTCTGCGAGGTAGGAGCCTACTCAAGGGCGATGAAAAGTCCAAGAAGCCACAGGAGTTCTACGACTATCTCACAAATCCGGTGGCTGACATGGCCAAG